CTATGTTTACTAGGTTATTGTCATTCACTGCCAGGTCGCCGCCTGATCCGTCGGTACTGGCTACCACTGTCAACGTGCCAGTTTTGGTTTTGGTATCTCGCACAATGGTATAGTCCATCTGAAACGCACGAACCTTGGCACTGTTCACTGTGAACACAACTTCGGTAAAATTGTCGTCAACAAAGAAACGTTGGCCAGTTTCTCGAACATAGCTACCTTGTTTGATAGACTCAGCATTTTCATAGGCAATGCTAGCAGTGAAATTTAAATCAACCCGAGCATAGGTATTGCTGAATGCCGCAGTTCTTTGGAACATGTCACCAATGCTGACATTGTTATCGTTTTCAATGTTGATAATTGTTGTGGCGGGACTGGTTGTGGCTCCAAAATGATTGCCAACACCCAAGAAAATATTGTACATGCTGACACACAAGTTCACACCTGGCTCGAAACTGATGCCTTGAGCATAGATATTGTCAAAACTGTTGCCCACAATTCTGAACCCAACAGGCCCACCATTGACCACGCCACCCAGCCCCAGCATGACTCCTTGGTACAAGGTATTGAAGTTACTGAGAGTAACAGTGATTCCTTGGCACTGATTGGGGGTTGAAAAGGCGTATGTGGTACCGCCAAATTGACAGTTGGTCCATGTCACATTGTTTGTGATCAAACTCAGTGTGCTTTCGATGCGAACGCAGGCTGTGTCATCGGTGTTCACAGTCAAATCAGCCTGGGTCAGCGGGCCTTGGAAACTAACATTATTGAAATTACAGTTATCAGCATCTTCCACAATGAACACATCTACCACATCCAGGCTTTCAAAACCCAACTGTGCTATTTCAATGTTGGTAGGCGGTGTTGCTCCGTTGTTGCCAATGTTTACGCCGTATTGTTGTAGGCTGTCGCCGTATCGTGCCACACACTCATTGAGTGTGCTAGTTGGGCTGGTAGAATCCAGCACAATCACTGAGCTTCTGGCACCTTCGCCGTACAGTCTGGCATATGTAGGAATAACCAAAGCTTCGGTTATTAGATATCGTCCAGCAGGAAAAAACAAAGCACGACGAATCTGTGGGTTGGTTTCTCTACAGTACAGTTCATACAGTGCGCGATTAATGGCCAGCGTATCGTCTGTTTCACCGTCTCCTACCGCACCAAAATCTTTGACACTGGCCCATTGGTCTAGCCATGTTTGTAGACTTTGAGTAACTGGTGATCCTGAAGTAGGGCCAGTTTGTACTATATAACCAGCAGCAGCACCTTGATAGGTGTAAAGAGCACTGAGCGCCAAAATGTCACTGAATTCAGTCAAAATTTCGGTGTTGCCAATGGCCGGAGCACCTTCCTGTAAGGTGCCATTGCCGATAAACAGTCTGCGAGTATCGGTACACCAGCCCAGTTCAGCCCCGGCCAATTGTGGTAGGTTTTCAGTGAGTCCCAGTCGGTTGGTTATTTGTGAAATTTGTACTATGGCCACAGTGGTTGTCCTTGCGTTTGTGTATATTTAGCGCATAAGGTAGTATAGTTCCACACGCTTCAACCACTGTTGCGTCCAATGCTCAAATTCTTGATCTGCTATTTCAAACTCCAAATACTGGGGTTTTTCAGGTGTGCCATCGCTGCCCGTTTTTGGCTGACAGGCCATCAAAATCACACCGTTTTTAATGTCAGTGCCGTGGGTGTCGTTGTGAGCAGCAGCATAGGCAGCCAGTTGTAAAAAGTAATCTTCAATCCACTCACGTTTCTTGGGTCGGTTGGTCTGTTTGAAATCAATGATGGCTGGGCGGCCTTTCCACAGTCCCACACAGTCTGAGGTTCCAGCATAAAGTCCGCTGTAGTAAAGTGGTACTTCAGTGCCCCAATATTCAGTGACATGGCACAGGCCTTGTAAAATCACTTCAGCTGCCATAAACCAGCTGGCATGGCCAAACGGATTGCCCGGCAACGGTTTCATGTCTTCGCTGAGAATGTAGTGTTCCAGGTAGGCATGCATTCTTGTGCCGCGATTGGCAGCTTCAGTGGTGATTTGTTGTGCTTGCTGCTCGCCCACTCTGGCACGCCAGTTGGCCAAAGCCTGACGTTTTTCTTCTGGCTTGGTACGCTCTAGAATAGTGGTCACTGACGGCACACGCGATCCATCAGGCAAACAATAGTGACGCTTGCCATCCACTGTGGTGCGATCCAGTGGCGCATAGTTGTAACGTTGGGTAATCATTGATTGGGTTGTTTTATATTCTGAAACTACTTCCGCAACCGCAGCGATCACGTTCATTGGGATTGTTGAATTCAAAACCTTCGTTCAGTCCTTGCCGCACATAGTCCACTGTGACTCCATTGAGATACACTTCATGTCGCTTGTCAACCAAAACTACAAAACTGTCTTGCGCAAAATTGATTGTGGCTGAATCATCGGTTTTGTATTCTTTGACATACTCTAGCACATAGGCCAAGCCACTACAACCAGTGGTTTTTACGCCAAGTCTAATGCCTGCGTATCCTTTGGTTGCTAGAAGTTTTTTGATTTTTGATTTGGCCGGATCAGTGAACGAGATCATGGCGTTTTTTGTAATCTTCTACTGCCGCCTTAATCGCATCTTCGGCAAGAATTGAACAGTGTATTTTCACTGGAGGCAGAGCTAGTTCTGCTGCAATCTGACTATTCTTAATGCTTGCTGCCTCGTCAAGAGTTTTGCCTTTGACCCATTCTGTCACAAGAGAACTGCTCGCAATTGCTGACCCGCATCCATAAGTTTTGAATCTTGCGTCTGTGATGATGCCATCTTGAACCTTTATCTGTAGTTTCATTACGTCACCGCAGGCAGGTGCTCCCACCATGCCGGTACCAACGGCTGTGTCATCTTTGGCAAATGAGCCAACGTTGCGTGGGTTTTCGTAATGATCAACAACTTTGTCTGAGTATGCCATAGTCGTCCTTTTATCATAGAGTGTAGCATGATGCTACCCTCAAAGTCAAATTATTTGGTTGATCTTTTCAAGGCCGATTTGGCAGCTTTGGCCACAATTTGTTCGGCTTTGTCCACTGGCATTTCAACTGGTTGTTCTTGGCCAGTTTTAAAAGTGATTTTGGCAGCATTGGGCTCCATGGGATTGAGCACAGCATTCAAGGGCGGTTCTCCTGCCATTTGTTGTAGCTGATCCACAGTGATTTCAGCGCCCAAGGTTTGAGCCATTTTGATAAAAGCATCAGTGCTGTAGTCAGGTTTGGCCCCGGTGTCCTTGGCTCTGGCTCGTAGCAGATTGGCCAACGAAAACACTTTGGTCACCGTTGGATTGGTAACCTCATTGATTTTCATTTTCTGCGCTCACGTCCCAGTGCTGCTCGTGGCGGTGCGGGCTCTTCGACATCCATGTCTACATCCAGTTCTTGATCAATGTCTGGTGTGTCCATGTCTGCGTCAGCTGGTGGCATTTGACCTGACAAGCCACCGGGTGCTGCGCCTGGCATGGCTGGTGCAGCCATGGCTGCTCCTGGCTGGCCTGTGACCACTCCCAAGGCTGTGTCTAGTTGCTGTTTGCTGCCTTGGAGGCTTTGAACCACAGCACCCAATGCGGCACTGGCATCGTTGTTGAATTGTGCTGCTTGATCTGGACCAATTTGATTTTTGATCTGGTCAACCAAAGCAGGCAGTTCTTTGAACTGCATCTCTGTAGCGTCTTCGATCATGCCTTGAACATTGTCTACCATGTCCTGAGCTGCCAGCACCACTTGAGCCTGTTGAACTTCACTTTCAGTCAGTCTACGCTGACCTTCGTTCATGGTTGGATTGGCTGCTTGTTGTTGAAGGCTTCGTAGTTGCTCTTCAATTTGATTTTTTTGATCTCGCAACTCTTTGATACGTTCATTGATTTCTTTGCGTGCTTGTTGAATTTGAGCAGTGCGCATGGCAGCGGCCTGAGCTGGCGACTGCTGATCTTGTTCACGTAAACGATGAGTCAACGCCTGCTCCATCATGACCAATTTGAGGTAAGCTGGATTGCGTTCACTGCGATGAAAATCTCGGCTGGCACGATGTTCTTGAATTAACCCCCGCACACGATTTAACATCCCACGAGCCTGCGGCTGGGGTATTTTGGAAAAATTAACCTGTTGTTCAAAATAACTTTCAAACACTCGACTCACTTGTTTTGCTGTCGATGTAGGTGCCAGTTCAGTTAGTTTCATTTGAGAATCCTCTAATTTGATAGTATTTAGCCTGGGATATACATTTTTCCAGTTCGTTGTTGACCGCTGACAACTGCTGTCTTTTGTGGGACAGTTTGTAGTTGATGGTTTCCCATTGAGCACCATTGCTGGTTCGATTGGCCACAGCTGATCTTACTTCTATATCGTTGTGATAACGTGTGCTAATTGTTTCCAAAGACAGTATTTGATTGGCCAAGTTGATATGATTGATTTTATCAGCTATACACCATGCCAGTGCAGTACGAGACTGTCTAAAAGTGCCTAGATGTTCAGCTGATTTGATCACTGTGTATCCCTGCCGGCGTTTTTCTATACGATAACGACCAAACACATTGAATCCTTGATCGTCGGGTATGATCAATCGATCCATCAGTGCAGGCAGCTCGCGCTGAGCAAACTCAGCCAGTTTGTTTTGATATTTCATATGAATACGTATTGTGACAGTAGCCATCCCACAGTTGCTACCAAGAACCCAATGATGCCAATGCCCCAGTTAACCAGTCTGTCTTGGCTTTTTTCTGACATTTGTTGTACACAGTCTTTGACTGTGGTCACAGTAGAGGCCACTGTGTTGAGCTTGGTTTCCAAAGAATCTAGTTTTTCTTCAAGAAACTTGTAGCGTTGAGCACACAATTCAACGTGCGCTTCAAGGCTCTTTTTTTCTATTTCAGTGGTTTCGCTCATGTTGTATTTAACTTACTTCAAACCAAATGTTCTGTTCTGGTATCAGTGTCATGTCCAGGCCAGACTGTTCATCCAGTCCTTGAATCATGGGCGTGCCTATACAACTCTGTTTCAAAACACCCAACTCGTCAGTGCCAGTTCTAAATATACCTTCAAATTCTGTTTCAAATTCAAAACTCCAGGTGCCTTGATCTGCGTTGTGTACTGGCAGTGACAAGTTTTGTGGCTGTGTGTAAAGACCAATGATCTGAGTCAGAGTTTCGTAGTTTCGCTGCTGGTTTCTACGTCTGACCCATTGTGCTTGATTGCCGTCGCGAAAATGCCCTGTAACACCAGTGGCAGTACAATCAAACTTGGTTGTTATTTTTACTTTCAAGCCCACTGGATATTTACGGGCAAAAACAAACCCCGGAACAAATCCGGGGTTGTTGAACAAGCTAAGTCTCTAAATCAAGAAGTAGCCAGTTTGAAACCAACTGTAACAACGTTGCCAGTTTCAATACCAATATTGACACTGCCAGTGGCGTTGGCTTCTTGAACTTGAGCTGCCAAAGTAGCTGCTGTGTAAGCACCAGTTGGGTAAACAGCGATACTGAGTTGCTGTCCATTGACCTGATACATGGCCACAGTGCCTTTGATTTGAACTTGCTGAATAACGTTGGCCAGATAGCCACCGGTATTACCAGTGGTGTTCAAGCTTGCGTTGGCTGTGATTGTGAAAAAGTCCAGTTTTGGACCTTGGGGTTGAACAGGCAAACCTGCCAAGCTGGTAGCACCGGCGATTGGGCCGTCTTGTGTGTCCAGGTTGAATACTGGTTGTAGTGTTCCGTTAACTGCTGCAAATACTGCCATTTTTTATCTCCTAATGTGTGGGCTTTTGCCCTACTGTTATTTACCAAATTGATCTAAATTTCCGGGTTACAAGCGTCCTACTACCATTTCTATGGTGCCTTGTTCGCCCTCAAAATCTGTCAATGCTTTGCCTAGCACTGTGCCTGGACGATATGACAGTGTGTCAAAGTTTTCAGCGCGAGCACGGCCATTGCCAGCACTGACCAACATGTCACCGCGTTTGACAGTGCCCTGTACTTTTACTGGTACTCTGCCTTGAAGAGCAACTGGCACAGTGTACTTGCCGTTCACAGCATTTTCAGTCAGTGTGTTGTTCATCAAGTAAGCAGGATTGGTCGAAACTACTCCTGCCACTGTGCTGTCCAAATCTTTGACAGTGAGTGTAACTTCTTGAGCGCCACCAAATGATATCACAGTGCCTGGGTCGTATTTGGCATCTGAGTAATACATTTCGGCCAAGTCAGCGTATAGAGCTGTGGTGGCTTGAGCAAATACTTGATTGAAATAACTAGAAGACGATCCAATATTGCCCACTGCGTTGCTGCCACCATTCAGTATGGCAATAGCATTGCCATTGGTATTAATAGACAGTGTTCCACCAATGGTTAAATTACCAGTGCTGGGTAAGAAACTAAACGCTGTTGCCGAAGTACGCACATTGGCTGTCTGTAGTGACCCAGCAGCTCCCACAAACACAGGATACATTGTGGCAGCCGCGCTGTTGTCAGAGGCTGTGATAGCTGTGTTGGGACCTGTGGGCCCTTGAGGTCCAGTGTTGCCAATGGGTCCTTGTGGCCCTTGTGGTCCTTGTGGTCCTTGTGGTCCTGTGTTACCAATGGGTCCAATGGGACCTTGTGGTCCTGTGGCACCTGTGGGTCCTTGTGGTCCTTGCGGGCCTTGTGGTCCTGTGTTACCAATGGGTCCAATAGGACCTTGTGGTCCTGTGGCACCTGTGGGTCCTTGTGGGCCTTGTGGTCCTTGTGGTCCTGTGAGGCCAATAGGGCCAATGGGTCCTTGTGGGCCTTGTGGTCCTGTATTGCCAATGGGGCCAATGGGTCCTTGTGGTCCTGTATTGCCAATGGGGCCAATGGGTCCTTGTGGTCCTTGTGGTCCTGTGAGGCCAATGGGTCCTT